CTGTCCAACCTTCTAAGACTTTTTGACTTAGATAGTCCCAAGCCTTAGTCTCACTTTCGCAGAGAGCAATGATAGTACCTGTAAAGCCCATATTTGAGCCAACCCAAGTTAGTTGATATTTTGTTTTATTTAGTGTAGTCATTTGAGACCACCTTTCTTTAAGTTATATTTTAACTTTCTATACTTAGAAGTATAACAGAGGGGTCTGACATCTACTGATCAGTAAGTAGGGCAAATCGGACATTTTGATTTGTGATGTGCGACACATATAGGCATAGCCTTTTGAGCAGGACTTATGTGGTAGGAGTGAGATGTGATCTGCATTACAATTTGGTGGCACCAGTATAACGATTAGATAACGGTACTACCCCTATCGGCGTGTCGGTTTGACAAGGGATATGTGCTCACTATATATTTGATGTTTTATTCTTAAAATCCCGTATCATACATCTGAACAAAATATTCAGATTTTAGTAAATATGGTTTTAGAAATTTTTTCAGATTTCCTGGTATCATAGATCGTGCAAATATATTTAGATGGACTAGAAAGATCTGGTAACATATTTTTATCTTATGCTATATCTATGACAACTGGAATAGAAGTTATTTCAGCACGAACCCATAAGTTAGAAACACTTAAAAACTACAAAGAAGAATATCCATTTGTTGTTCCTGTAAGAGATGCTTTGCCATCAATAGCGTCTGCAAAGGTTTATAGAGACAAGGTTTTAAATGACAATCTTTTCGGGGTAGTAAAAAATGAAACCCAGAACCTTGATCATATAGTAGAAACATACAAAACATATATAGATTTTTTATTAGATAACCCTAAATTCTTTATTGCTCCATTTAATGAATTTACAAAAGATCATAATGCAGTAATATCTAAACTTTCAAAAAAGTATCCAATAATAAAAAATATAAGAAATGTAACATATAAGGATATTGAGGATGCTGCCTTTAGAGCAAATGATAAAATCTTTAATACTGAACTTGGTAATTTGCCTAGGCCAAATCCTAAAAAAGAAGACATTAAAAAAACTCTAACTTCTGAATTTTCAAAGGAAATTAAAGGTATACAGGAAAATATTGATATTTTATACGGAAGATACTATAAACTTTAACAATCTGTTATATGTGTTATAATTTATATATGGGAATATTAAATAATCTAGAAAATGCCTGGGATCCAGAATTCCAGTTTCAGTCAAAGCCTATACCAGAAACAGATAATATGGGAAGATCACCAGGAGCATGGAAAACAGGTCCTGCAGTATATGATGCCTTAACTTTAAAATTATTTTCAGAAACAGTATGCAAAGAATGTAGTTGCAAGCATGAGTAATACAGCAGAAGAGTTAACTCCTGAGCAAGCACAAGCGGTTTTGCTATTTCAAATTGAACAGAAACTAAGGTCTATTATTGCAAACCAAGTTGAAGAAAAATTCCACGATTCATATCATAATGAATCACACGTTATAGCACAATTCATAAGAAATATCGCTTAAGGGTAATTAGATCCATCATGTTGCTCAACATCACCAAATAACTCTGGATTTAAAATAATTGGATTTTCAACGGAACCTCTAACAAAAGCGGTAGAGAAATATCTAACAACATCACTATTGACTTTCTTAGGACCATGTAGTATATTTCCACCATGTAAAACTAAAGACCTAGCCTTTGGCTTATGAACAATTCCCAGTTCTGGATATTCTATCTCGCCACCTAAATAGTCATCATTATAGTATATAACGATTCCATAACGAATGTAGTAATCTAAATCTTTTATCCAATAGTCTCTATGTGGCTTCATAGGCTCTTGATCTAAAGATCTTTGTAACGCAACAGTGCCAAAGTGTGGAGATTTTAAAAAAAGACTATTTACACTCTTATCTATTTCGTTAAATAGTTCTGGCAACTTACCTAACTTCTGTTTGCCATAAAAGAAAGTATTTTTTTGTTCCTCATGCCACCAATCAGACTCATCTAAAGATTGGCAATACTCTAATATCTTGGTTTGTTGTTCAACTGTTACAAAGTCTTCAATTTCGTAAATGTCGGGGGAGAGAAGATTAACCTTCATCTACAACTGCGCCATTAGCCTGCAACTTATCATATATATTTGACATCATAAAACCAAGGCTTGGTTGACTGGCTTCAATCTGCATCTTGATATCTTCTTCTCTTAATCCAGCCTGAAGACCTAAAGCCAAGTTATCTTCATTGATGCTATCTAACATAATCTTTACTGCTTCTTCTTTATTCATTTCTTTCACCATTTCTCTATAGGGCATTTCGCTTCTTGCAATGTGGTTTTTAACTTCATAAAACATCCACACTTTCTACACTTCTGAAGTGATTTTTTAAACCACTCACACTCATTACATATTTTTAGGCGGGACTCAATGAGTTCACGATTTGATCTTGGTTGATTAGGGTCAAACAAATCACCAAACCTAACATCACTCACTTCCAATCCACCTCTTGATCGTATGTAACCGAATACTCGCCTCCGAATATTTCAGCATATGAAATTATATCTCTATTATACCTTATAACGGTGTTTAAGCCAACTTTGTCTGATACATACTTGATGCCCTGGGTTAATGGCTCAAACTTCATCCCCTGGGCTTCTAGGCCCTTGTTAAGGGTATCTATGTATCTTGTCTTGCCATAACGTTTAGAGGTAAAGGATTGATCTACATATTCAAACCTTGCTTGCACATCATTTTCTCTTGCAATGTCCGAATTGTCTGTTATATACTTTACTGCCAAATGATCCATCCGTTTAGACCAATTTCGCATATTATCGCTGTACTTCTCCATGTTCTTTAGAGTTGAGTCAGCGAAAGCCATGCGTATAAGGTCAGAGGCGGAGGTTTGAACCTCTGTTGCGAAACTTATCAAAAAAGCGGTTGCATATGGGAACTTGTCAGTATATGTCGTCACGCCGAAGTGTACATTCGGATTAAACGACTCAACTGACATACCGTCTTCAAGCAGTCTCATATGATTGCCGAGAGATACATACTCTTGTCTATTCATATCGCAGTCGACGAACAAACATTCCTCTGCATTGATCCCGTCGGCCAGACACAAGATGTTCTTGTCGTATGAGCCTACTATTTTCGAACCGTTAAAACGCTCTAATAATTTTGCGGTCATAAAACCATCCATATCGGGCGATATGATTAGATTCTTAGAATAGTTTAGCGTGTCAAGTATTTGTGATTTCATCTTTCCATTTTTTCTATTTTTTCTTTAATCTTGTCAGAAAGTTCTTGCAAATCAATGCCGTGCTGCTCGCCATATTTTTTAATTTCTTCTAATGTTTTAACAACGTAGTCTTGTTTGGAATAGTCGCAGTATGTCAAAAAATTAATCATATCGTTTTCTAAACTAAGGTGAGGACCATCACATATCCAACTATTAATACAAAATGGACAGAATAATTTATTTTTATCTATCATAGGAACTCTATATTCTTTGTATAGGCAATAGGCAGAACGTCAACGATAAGATGGATTCTGTTTTTATCGCTAGAGTTCTGAACCGAATGATATCTTCTGTTATTTAACTCATAGACATTGCCTTCTTCTAAATAAAATACTTCACCATCTACAGTAAAAGTGCACATTGGGTTAGTTATGATTGGAATATGAAATCTTCTGGAAAGGTATAATAGATCTCCTCTATCTTTATGGGTTCTAATGCTGCTGTTTGGCGACAAATTTATAATTTCTGATCTAATGACTTTTCCTTGCACACAAGACTCAAGATTTTTATAAATGTATTCTAATTCTTGCATTGCATTTTTTGTTTTTAGATTATTTGGAGAAGTTGCTAAGACTTTATCTTTTAAGTTCCAGGCATAGTCAAGTTCTTTTAGTTGATACATAAAAGTTTCTTCGTGAGTCTGGTAATTGCTTTGCCTAGAAATATCGATAAGCCATTCTTCTATATATTCGGCAACTTCTTTTTTTATTTGATCTGTTTTTGCAATACCAATATAATTAATTCCCCAATTATCTTCTTTGCTTAAAATAATATTTTGTCCCCAAGCGTTTTCTTTATTTAATTCTAGCACTTAGATATCCTTCCTTAAAAAATTATAAACATCAATATCAATATTATTTATTTTGTAAATTTCATTATAACATTCTTTATAAAATTTTAAATCAATCGCAGGGGACTCATTTATTTTTTTAGAAAAATCAAGGTTAGATACATCCTCTAATTCAAAGATATTAAATACTTTTTTGTAAAGATCTTTGTCTTCATAAAATAAGATTTCTATATTATTTTTATTAATGCTTTCTAAAACAGACTCTTTATCTATTTCTTTATTTATTAAAGACCATCCAGACAAGACGTGCTTTTGCATATCACTTATATTATTATTATAATTTTCAAGGTCTATATTTTGTGTTAAAAATTTAGATTGCTGATTTGATAATAACTCTATAAAAGTTTTATCTGTTAAAAAAAAGTTAAAGGCATCTTCTACACTTTTATCACTATAAAACCACTTCCAGATATATTTCATATAACTAAAAGATCTTTCTACTGGATCTCTTAATATTGAAAAAGTTTTTTTGGAATAGGATATTGGGGT